ATGCAGCTTTCTAGGCAAGATTTGACACATTTATTTGTGCGCGAAGGTCATGACTGGTCGAGTAAGGCAATTTATACCGCGTTAGAACAACGTGGTGCTGACTTATCCTCACTCGAAATATCTAATGGTTTAAAGCCAGGAACTATGCGCAATGTTTTCTATCGCTCTTATCCAAAAGTAGAAGAAATTATTGCGCAGGTAATTGGTGTTGAGCCTTGTGTTATTTGGCCGAGTCGTTATGACATAACGCCTCACATCTCTAATCTGAAAACAGCTTAATTTGGGTGAACTATGTCTATTTGGCTTACTGCTAAAGAATGCGTTGGGTTACCAGACTTTCCGACGCGGTTGCAAAATATCCGTAGTCGCCTTGATAAGTATTCTGGTAAAAATGAAAACTTTCGTCGCCGTAGAGTCGGTACAAAGGCTTTCGAATATCACATTGACTGTTTACCAGAGGCGGCTCAGGAGGTTGTTAAACAACGTCATTTCAATGCTGTGTTAGAGCAGAAAAAAACGGATAACGCGCTCGAAAAAACGGTATCAAATACCAGCGTTAAACCCGTTGATGAATTAGCTTTAATGCGTCAGTGCCCTGCATTGTTAGAGCGTGAAGTGTCATCGTTAACCGCAGATCAAAAAGGTATTGCTGATGCGAGAGCGACATTAGCATTAGAAGTGCTTTCTTTGATTTATGCAGGCGATACACGCATTGGAGCGGTGACGCGTATCTCAGAGCAGTCCCGTAAAGGTGTTTTACCTATGACATTACAGCAAGCTGCTGATAATGCGAATGCACGCAAAGGGACAACCCGCCGCGGTGTGAGCATCCGCTCTTTACAGGAATGGGTCACGTTGTATCAGAGCACCAATAATGGTGATGAGCGATTGGCGTTACTGGCACCCGGCCACCATAAAGAGACTCGCCCTGAGCAGGTTTCATGGCTGCCAATGTTTTTATCGCATCACCGTAATGTGAATGGTCCATCTTTGATGGCTGCATACCGCACATTCACTGAAGAGTGGCAAGAGCTCTATGCTGACCAGCCGACAATGTTGGATGTTATGCCCTCTTATTATGCCGTTCGCCGCATCATGGATAAGTTACCAAAACGAGAACGAGCACGAGGACGCGTGACAGGTTCGGCAGCTCGAGCATTAGAAACTTACCAAAAGCGTGACTGGTCACAGATGCCAGTAAATGGTTGTTGGATATCGGATGGTAAATCCATGAACTTAAAAGTGGCTCATCCTATTCACGGGCGCCCATTTACCCCTGAGTTAACGCTAGTGTTAGATGGTCGCACGCGCTTTCTGGTGGGTTGGAGTTTGGACTTATCAGAGAACGTGATTGCAGTTGCATCTGCCTATCGTTATGGCATGAAACTCCACGGCAAGCCATTGTTCACCTATTCGGATAATGGTGGCGGTGAGAAAAACAAAACGTTAGATGCGGATATTACGGGTATTTTTCCGCGTCTAGGTATTAAGCACATGACGGGTATCCCGGGTAATCCGCAAGCGCGTGGGATTATTGAGCGTCTTAATGCGGTCATTCCCCGTCGAGTAGCTCAGCAGTTTCAAACTTACAATGGATTAGGCGCAGATAGAGAGCATGTACGCATTACCAGTCGTCGTATTGAGTCTGCGGTAAAAGCGATTGAGAACAATAAAGAGCTTAATCCCGTGCAAAAAGGCGCTTTGGCTAAGCTTCCAAGTTGGCAACAGTTACTTGATGCGATTGAGGTCGAAGTACAGCGTTATAACTATGAGCATGAGCACAGTGAGCTACCTAAGCGCAATGGTCGTCACTTGACGCCTGCGGCGTATCGTCAAGAAGTCTTAGCGGCAGAAGGTGATGAAATCGAATATCTCACCGAGATTGAGTTACGTGAAATGTTCATGCCGGAAGTTGTTAGAAAGGCGCAACGTGGCTGGGTTGAATTTAATAACAACGAGTATTTTGCTGAAGACTTGATCCTCGTTGATGGTGAGGATGTGCGTGTTGCTTATGACATTCACGATGCGAAAGAAGTCATTATTCGTAAATTGGATGGCACCTATGTTTGCACTGCAATATGGAATGGCAACAAAGTCGCTGCCGTACCTACTACGCACATGGCTAAGGCGATTGATGACCGTCGTAAGCGTCGCCTGGCTCGTGTTGAAGATAAACGTCGTGAGATTGAAGCAGAAGCGTGTCCATTAATCGATGCGAAGCCTACACCTGATTTTGGTAGCTTTATTCCTGCGGATGAACCTATCAAGACACCAAGAAAACCCATGACTTTTTTACAATCTGAATATGACTATTTATCAGCCAAGGCGGGTAATCAATAACGGAGGTTTACGATGTCTATCGTTAATGAACTTATCATGATGATGAATAATAAAGGCTGGTCACAAGCTCAAGCGGCACGTGGTATAGGTGTCAGCACTGCAGTGATTAACCAGTTTTTACAAAATAAGTACAACGGTGATGTTAACGCGGTTGAAGAAAAAGTCCGCCAATTCATTTTACGCGAACAAGAACGTGATAAATCGCGTCGTATTAAGCCTGTCTATGTTGACACGTTAATGGCACGTAAAGGGCGTGATGTCATCCGTATGGCGCACATGGATAGTGATATTAACGTTATCTATGGTGATGCAGGTATGGGCAAAACAATGATTGTACGCCAATACGCCAAAGAACATTTAGATGCAGTGCTGATTGAGGCTGACCCAGGTTATACAGCTCGTGTTGTTTTGGAAGAACTGTGCAACAAATTGGGTTTAAGTAAACGTGGCAACATGCACGAATTGAGCGAATCCATTATACAAAATCTGCGTGATTCGGGGCGCATTATCTTGGTCGATGAGGCAGAAAACTTACCTTACCGCGCATTAGAAACCTTGCGTCGTATCCATGATAAATCAGGGGTTGGCATTGTTTTGGTGGGTATGCCTCGCCTGATTCTTAACCTAAAAGGTAAGCGCGGTGAATATAAGCAGTTGTATAGCCGTGTGGGCTTTGCTTTACGCATGGGGGAATCACTACCCGAAGATGATATCACCAACATGATCACCACTATGTTACCGGAAGCGTCCGAACCAGAAGTATTAAACGCTCTTTATAAAGCCTGTAAAGGTAATGCGCGTCGTTTGTTTAAGTTCTTACGCGGGATATCCAATGGTAGCCAAATTAGCGGGCAACCTATTGATGTTCAGATGGTTCATGAGTTCTCAGAAATGCTGATTAATTAGGTGGCGACATGCGTAATACCATTATCGATAGACTCGAACTGATGATTGCTGAATTGGTGTTTGATAGAGAAATATCAAGTAAAGGCGTTTTATTTCACCGCGAAAATCTTGATGAGTTAATTAGTTTATTGATTGATGCTCGTGAAGAGATAGAAAAACTTCAATTAGTACAGAAATAATGGAGTTCAACATGGATATTACGATTACAACTGAAAACCAATCCATTGTCTCTGACTTGCTACGTGCAGGCTCAGTAGTACAGCACTTAGAACAGCAAGGCGTTACCATATTAAGTGTCATTACCCGTCATGGTAAACCTTGCATTCATATCGCTCGTCACGGCTATTGTGATGCGCTCATTCAAGCAGGTAAGGCATCTTACCTCTACTTTAATCGTCACAAAGGTAAACAAGGCGTCTTTGATACTGAGGGGTGCCGCGTTTATTGGACTGAATCACTGCATTAGGAGGCTCGTATGGCGGCAAAAATCACCTTGGTGGTTAAGGAAAATAAAGAAGGACGCGTTGATGTGGAAATCACCAGACATAAGGGAGAACCCGATACGACATTAGATGAAATGGCATTTACTCAATCGTTAATCCATGAAATTGGTTTAGCGCTTTATAAAATGAAATTAGAACCAAAGGAGGCAAAATATGCACACTAATCCAAAACAATTTACACAACATGAAGTTATCGAGAACTACTGGCGTGATGCAAAAGGCATTTTAACCCCAGTTGATTTAATTAAACCCATTGATATACAGCGTGATGCATTGGTTGGTGAATTAGTCACTCAAGCTCAACACATCAGTGAGTTATTACGCCAATTTAAAATTGCCGCGTTCGGTGATATTGAGGCGTTCATCGCCCTATCAGCAGAACAGTTCGGTGTGAATGTGGGCGGTAAAAAAGGCAATATTACGCTGCATTCATTCGATGGTCGTTACAAAATTCAACGAGCAATACAAGACCGTATTGCGTTTGATGAGCGCTTACAAGCGGCTAAAGCGTTGATTGATGAATGCTTGAAGGATTGGGTGCAAGGCGCTAAACCGGAAATCCACTCCATTATTGACCAAGCTTTTGCCGTCGATAAAGAAGGTAATATCAATACGGGGGCTGTTCTTTCTCTACGCCGCTTAGATATTAAAGATGAGCGCTGGATGAGTGCCATGGAAGCCATCGGTGAAGCTATTCAAGTCGTAGGTAGCCGTCAGTACGTTCGTATCTATGAGCGTGTGGGTGACAGTGACCAGTATAAGTCTATTTCTCTTGATATTGCAGGAGTTTGATATGTCATTTATTCATTATGCGACAACGGCATCCATCGCAGAGCGCAAAGGGTTATTTATTGAGGCACATAGGAATTGGCTTGATGCGATTCGATTTGCACGAAAAGAAGTCAATCGCAAATGGGCGGAAGGTCGTGCTGATTTCTGTCTTAAATCGTCTGGAGGTCATCGTGTCCAAGTTAACCGCCAAGCAGTTTAATGATAAGTATCTTGTTGGTCATACTTTCATTTATCAGCGCAGCCGATTTCTGCGGGGAGGTCCTACTGTTAGAACATTAGGTCGCGCTAAAGATGAAGGAGAAAGAACCATTGTTGAAATTGATATTCATCCTTATTACATCGATATTGACACATTAAATTGCTAATTAATGTAACTCACTAAAAAATTTAACTTTTTAATTAATGGCGTAAACCCGCCGGGGCTGGCTTACGCCTAAATCCAAATAACGAGGTATTTATGCCTAAAGTTAAAATTCAACAAATTAAAATTGTGACGGCCATTTTTAATGAATTAGTTCAGCAAGTCCCTGAATTGAAAATAAGCCAAAAGCAACTAGCCGTTATCACGGCTGCAGCAACCGATATTTGCAAGTCACTTAATGTCAAGGAGGATAATTAAATGCGTAATACATCAGATAGCAACATGATAAATCAAAAATTTATTGTGACTGCTCATCCTATTTGTTACGTCAAGCCATTTACCCCATTGACACCGCAAATTGATATCTCAAGAAACCGCACGGATGAATTTTGTGAACCGATTTTTAGGTCATTGAGTGATGAGGATGTGCAACTCTCAAATGAATACGTTCGAGAATTACAAGCTCAAGGCGTGGATAAATTAGTTAATGCCTTACAAGACGCGCTCAACTTACTGCATGAGCGTGATTGTGCGAGTACGGGGGTAGTTACATCCATGCTGAAAGATGAAATTCGTAGCTGTAAAGCGTTTGCCCGACGCCTACGTCATCCTGTTACGGCATCAAATCTGTGTGATAGTCATCATGGAGGGATGAGCCGTGGTTGCTCCTCAACGTGTGCCACTTATCGTGAGGTGCTCAATCATGAATAACAGAGAGCGTTATTTACAGAAAATCAAAAAGTTACTCAATAAAGCGCGTCACAATAGCAGTGCAGAAGAAGCCGCAACCGCATTACGTATGGCTCAAAAGATGATGCAAGAGTTGGGGGTGAGTGAATCGGATATCGCGTTAAGTGGCGTGACGGAGAGTGAGGCACAGAAAGCGCCGTCGAATGCGGTAAAACCACCACGGTATATGATTTATTTATTGCATACGATTTCTCGAGCTTTTGGTGTCCGTTATTACTTCTGTTGGCGAGGTGTTAAGCCCCGTCGCACCGTGGTGTTTTATGGCGTGGAAGAACGCCCCCAAATCGCGAGTTATGCTTTTGATGTTCTTTCACGACAATTAGCTAAAGGGCGTCAAGTCTATCGAAACAGCCTTCATAAAAACACCAAACCCAGGAAGAGAATTGACCTCGCGGATACATGGTGTGAAGCATGGGTTCAAGGCGTATCAAACACGATTACGGCATTTGCGACGACAGAAGAGGAAGATAACCAGATGGCGGTTTATCTACAAGGCTTAAAAGAAAACTATCGTTTCTCTGATGTTTCCATTCGAGATAGCCATCAGCATAAACAGTCAAGTCAAGCCGCTTTTGATGGATATCAAGCCGGTAAAAAAGCTCGGCTTTCTCACGGTGTGAATGGTGCGGCTACCAGCCGGCAAAGATTGGCTTTCATCCAAAGGTAGAAAATCATGTCTGAATTTTTCGTCTTAATGTGGGGTTATGTCTCTATGGGGATGGCCTTGGGATTTGGGCTTTCTTTGGGCGTGTTATTCGCTCTTGCTTTTCATCTTTTTTCTAATGCTATGGCAAGGGTTTTTCTTGAAAAAGTTATCTATCCCATTACGGATAAATATCGCCTTTGGAAATGGCGTTAATCACAATACAGGGAGCTTTTTATGACTAACTTAAAATCCCGGACACAGGCAGCGGCACGTAAGCGCCGCCAAAGAGCACGTCAACGTAAAGATGGCTGGCACCGCATAGAGATTGCACTGAGTGATAAAGAGTATGAAGCGTTAAATTATCTTTGTGTTCAGTGTAATCCCGGGCGTCCCCCTTATGACCGTAATGAATTCATCTCTCTGTTGTTATTGTGCCATTTAGAGCGATTAAAACGTCAACAAGCCAAATTAGGGACATGCGAGCATTGCAAAGCACAAATGCCAAACCATTGTGAGGGGGTATTCATGGGACAATCCAATTGTTGGTTAACTCGCGATGCACGCAAACTCAATCTCACTACCGTGACGGGTCACGCAAATATTGAGGAGGATAATTAAATGCTATCGCCTAATGCTAAAAAACTGGTGGGTGTCATTAAAGCGGCGCAACACTATTTGCAGATTGATGATGAGACCTACCGCAGTATCTTAGGGCGTTTAACGGGAAAGCGTTCTTCAACAACACTTTCCTTAAAGGAGTTAGAGCTTGTTCGTGACTATTTTCACGAACAGGGATACCCCAGAAAAACCGCTAAAAAATACGGACGAAGACCCCGCGTTCCGCTAACTCGGGAGACCATGCTCAAAAAGATTGAAGCCTTACTTGCGGATGCAGGAAGACCTTGGGAGTACGCAGAAGCAATGGGGAAACACATGTTTAAGCGTGAAAAAATTGAATGGTTAACGTTTGATGAGTTATCTAACTTAATGAAAGCGTTAATCATTGATGCAAAACGGAGAGCAAAAAATGGATCTCAAAGCCGTTGAGCATTTACTCCCTGATTCATTACGCCATATTGCTGAGCTGATTGGATACCCGGAGACCTTAAAGCTGATAGACGTTTTTGGCGGCACCACGTTTGTCTTCACAAAAAGTACTGAGACAGAGCGATTTACGCGGTTATCGCATGTGATTGGTGAACATAATGCGGCTAGACTTCAAACACATTTTTGCGGCAGTGACATTTATATCCCCAACGCATCTGCCGCAATGCGTGAATGGCGAAATCAACGATTTATCAGTGAATATAATAGACTTTTAAACGAAGGTTTATCTAGTGTTAAAGCCATTGTAAAATTGTGCCCTAAATTTGGTTTTAGCGATCGTTATGCTTGGGATTTATTGTCACGCAATAAGCGGTCTTCGCGACAAATTATTAAACAATCGACCTTATTTTAAGAGTTAACTTATTATGGACAATATAGATGCATCAAAATTAGGTTATGGTTCCACTCAAAAAAAACGAATGGCTGTAGTGATATTTGTGATTCTTAGCTTTTTAATATTTAGCTTTTATTATAATTCTACAGTCGGTCGTTTACCGAAATGTAATTCTGATGAAGTCATGGAGGTGTTAAGTAATAAACTCCCAGCAGGAACTTTGATTAATAACCCACAGCAATATGACTCTAATGTATCAAATGCTATTAGATATTGTAGAGTTACATTAGATAATGAAATTCATAATTTCAAAATTATGTGGTACAGCGAAAATAAAGATAGATATATAGTTAGTTTTCTATAACCACTGAACCCCTTCAACGCGCGAAATCCCAAGAAAAGTGAAATACTGAATACCCTCCTTTTGGAGGGTGTTTTCATTTATGGGGGAAATATGCAACCGACTATCGATGACGTCAAACTTGAACGACTTGAAAACCTATTGCCAGACTCAGCAAAACAACTGATTGATGTCATGGGCTACAGTGCGACATCTCGCCTGATTAGTCGCTTTGGTGGCGTGACAGTATCAGGCATTAGTGGTGAAGCCGCTGAGCGAACTGGCGGGGTTCATCGCTTGTTCAGAGAGGTGTTGAGTGAAGATGAGTGTCAAAAACTCTTACACTATATCGGTAAAATGGCCTTTTATATCCCCCGTTGTGAAGATGCCTTTCGCCAGCTCCGCAATCAGCGTTTTATCAAAGAGCTGTTGAAGTTGACTGAGCAAGGGAGCTCTCGCCGCCAAGCGATGGCGCTACTGTGTCCTAAATACGGATTTAGTGACCGAATTGGCTGGATGCTGCTCTCAAAACATGAAGAGCGGACAAGTGCTTTACCGTCACAACATGATTTATTTCAATAAGTAAGGTGAACGATGACAAACTATGCGATGTTAGATGAATATACTGCATTTTCAGAGCGAGCGAATCAAGCGGCTAAGCTGTGTGGTAAACCTGAATTGCCCCTAGCCAAACTTCTCAAAAATTAATACCATCAAAGCCCGCCTCTTGCGGGCTCTCCCCCTGAAATATCGACCGCTGAACCCTCTCTATCACTCCAATATTCTTATCCCCTTATACTCCAATTCACGTATTTCTGATTGGGTTTTTGTTCATTTCCTACTGTGTGATGGCGGTAATGATGTCTGCATGAGGAGGTTGTCATGAGCCCGATTGCTATCCTGGAAAAGGACGGAGGCATGGATGAAAAAATAGCTCAACTCAGTACACCGTTGTCCTATTGGTTGGCAGGATTGGGCTTGTTTTTTAGTGGGTTATCTCTCTATGAGTGGGTGGCTCTTGTGGGCGTTGTGGCCAGTATCTTGCTAGGTGTTGCCACCTTTGTGGTTAATGCTTACCACCAAGCCAAACGAACACGATTGATGGAGATGTACTTGTCGCATACCGATAAGCCCGACGAGACGGTCAATAAAATGGTGTCGGTCTCCTCAAAGCTACCCAAGGACTTATAGCATGAATACAAAAGCCCGTTACCTCTCTGCAGCAATGGTGGTCTTAATTATGGGCGGTGCCAGTGAAAGCCAGCTATTTGACCAGTTTATCAAAGAAAAAGAAGGTCATTTCACGACCGCGTATCAAGATGCCGGCGGCATTTGGACGGTATGCCGAGGTGTGACCCGGATTGATGGACGCCCCGTAAAGCCCCGTGAAAAGCTCACAGAGTCACAATGTGACCACTTAAATGCTATCGAGCGGGATAAAGCCATTGCCTGGGTAAAAGCCCATGTACCCGTGTCACTCACGCCACCTCAAATCGCGGGTATTGCCTCTTTTTGCCCTTACAACATTGGCGTCAGTAAATGTTTTTCATCGACGTTCTACCGCAAGCTACAGGCGGGAGACATCGAGGGTGCCTGTCAGGAAATCCCCCGTTGGGTATTTGATGGGGGAAAAGATTGTCGAAAAACCCAAGGTCAACCTAATGGGTGCTATGGGCAAGTGATCCGCCGTCACCAAGAAGCGGAATTATTGTGTTGGGAGCTGAAAAATCCCTAATGTTATTCACTTGAAACTGAGGTCTTAATGTCTGAAAAAATCTGTTTAACTCAAGCCCAAATCCAACAGTTAGCCGAGTTTGCACGTGAGGATAATCAACCAGCTTACACCCCTCAACGTGCTGAAATTTATGAGGGCGATACCGTTGTCTATCACGGTTTAATTGCTTTTTCAGGCTCGTGTGACGCCGGTGTCCTTGCATTGGAGTAAGGTATGGCGTCCCAACTAGAGAGCACACTCACTCGTTCGTTTAAAATCGCCTTGCTGATTGGGGCGTGTTTGTTATTCACGATAGGCGCACTGACGGGGGCTATCTTGGCGCGTTATCACTACAACGGCATTATTCAAGCCAATCAATCCCAATATCAGGCCGATTTAAAAGCCGTTTCTGATGAAGCCCACACGACCACCCAACAAGCCATTACGCGTATGGCGCAAGCCCAACGTGAAAAACAACAGTTAGATGAACATTACACCAAGGAGTTAAACGATGCTCAAAACGCGTCTCAAGCTTTACGTGATGAGCTTGCCGCTGGTCGTCGCCGGTTGCAGTTCGCCCGTGCCGACCTTGCAACCTGTGAGCTCACCGCAAGCCACCGTTCCGGCACCCGCACCGTGGGCGATGGCGCCGAAATCCGATTCTCTGTCGAAGCTGGACTCCTTCTTGAAGATATCCGAGCCGGAATTCAATTAGACCAAGCCAAACTTGACTACTTACAAGCGTACGTCTCTGACGTGGTACAGGAATGCCGCCGAGAGGTGACGCCATGAGTCGTTACCGTCCGCTGATTGTTGTTGCTGCCATTATGCTCTATCTGCTGGTGTTTCTCGGTGTGGGGGTTTATCTACGCGCCGCGAGTACCTGTGACCAAGTTCAACATCAACATCAGCGTTTAACGTACTTAGACGGCATGGTTTGCCGTTATCTCGATACTCACGAGGCTATCACGCCACTATCCACAAGGAATTGATGATGAAAAAACGCACGACAAAAGGCCGTAAACAGAACGTTTTAATGGCGATTAACGGCCAATTAAACCGCATTGAAACGCAAATCAAACAGCAAAAGGTATGCATGGATGAACAAATCGAACTCATCCGTGAAGAAGCGACTCGTGGCGCGATTAAGCGTGGTTATGTCGCGGGGGCGATATCGGGCAGTATTACCGCAGGGTTGGTCAGTACTGCCGTGATTTTAGTCCGTGCCAAAATGGGGTTGTAGTGATGGCCTATCCGCAAGAGACGCGCGAGAAGTTACGCAGAGCCTATATTTTTAATCAGTTATCCCTTGAGGTGGCTGCCAGTCAGATAGGCGTAGCGTTTGTCACCGCCCGACGCTGGAAGAAAGAAGCCCAAGATAAAAATGATGACTGGGACAAAATGCGTGCCGCGCACATGTTAGCCGGTGGCGGCGTTGAAGATGCAGGTCGTGCGGTATTGATGAGCCTCGTTGTGCAGTGTCAAGCGGTGACTGAGCAAATCAATACTAACCCTGACATTCCGGCGGATAAGCGTGTTGAGTTGCTAGCAAGCCTTGCAGATGCCTTTAACAAAGCCACATCCGCCAGTAAAAAGATATTGCCTGAAACCGATAAGTTAGCCACCGCCATCGATGTGATCCAACGGTTCGGGCAGTTTATCAGTGACAAGTACCCACAGCATAACGTGGTGTTTGTGGAGATTTTAGAAGCCTTTGCCAACGAATTGGAGCGAGCCTATGGATAACAGATCAGTTCAACTGTTTAAAAATTATCAATATTTTGTCTGTGTTTTTTTAGCTGAAGAAGCGAATGAGGATGTAAAAGCACAATTTCAATCCGCTGAAAAAGAAGCCAGAGTTATTACGGCGCAGTTAAAATCGTCTTACGCCGATGGGATTGGCCTGATCGCGCTTTTTATTGTTTTATTTGATGATTTGATTCAATTGGAACAAGCGTAATGGCGAAAAAGGTTTCGTTAAAAGCGTTTAAAGCCTCACTCCAAGACTACATTACTGAACTGCGCCAAACCATTGAGGCAGAATGTTTGGGCTTTGAGGCAAACCCCAAAGCGGCTGAGGCAAGACGAGCACAAGTTGCCGACGTCGAGAATGGCTACAGCTTCTTTGTGGAAACCTACTTCCCGCACTATGTGCGCCATCCCGCTCGCAGTCAGTTACATGATTATCTCTTTCGTCGATTACCCGCCATTGTGGCGAGTCAAGACGCGCAAAGTGATGCCATTGCCGCTCCGCGTGGTGAGGCGAAATCCACGCTGGTAAGTCAACTTTTTACACTCTGGTGCATTATCCGTGAGCTAAAGAAGTATCCGGTCATCATTATGGACAGTATCGACCAAGCTTATCCCATGTTAGAGGCGATTAAAGCTGAACTGGAATTTAACCCGCGACTGAAAAATGATTATCCCGATATTTGTGGTCAAGGGCGTACTTGGCAAATGGGGACGATTGTCACGCGCAATAACATTAAAGTCACGGTTGCCGGTAGCGGTAAAAAACTGCGGGGTTTGCGACATGGTCCATACCGTCCTGATTTAGTGGTACTCGATGATATTGAAAACGATGAGATGGTGCGTAACCCAGAGCAGCGTGACAAGCTGCACAATTGGTTAAAAAAGACCGTCATGCCACTCGGTGAGGCCGGGGGAAAAACCGACATCGTTTACATCGGAACCATCTTGCATTACGACTCAGTGCTCTCTCGTACCCTCAATAATGCGATGTGGCGAACAGCGCGGTTTAAAGCCATTCTCCAAATGCCTGCCAATATGAAATTGTGGGATGAATGGGAAACCTTGATCCACAATAAACACATTGAGGAAGCTGAGCGCTTCTACCATGAAAATGAGCCTGCGATGTTGGAAGGCTCGATTGTGTCATGGGCGGCACGTCCCCTGTTAGCGCTTATGAAAATTCGCGCCCGTGATGGTCATGATACCTTTGACTCCGAATACCAAAATGACCCTGTCAGTGGTGAGGATGCCATCTTTGCAGGTTGCATCACGTTTTGGTCTAACCACCTCGCTGATTGGGTGTTTTACGGTGCCTGTGACCCAAGCTTGGGTAAGCTGAATAAAACCCGTGACCCTTCCGCGCTCTTGGTGGGGGGATTTAACCGGATGACGGGGGGATTGGATGTGGTCGAAGCCGATATTAAACGTCGTTTGCCTGACCGGATTATCTCGGATGTCATTGACTATCAACGTGAATATGGTTGTTTGGTGTGGGCGTTTGAATCGATTGCATTCCAAGAGTTCTTGCGCACCGAGCTGGTGAAACGTTCGGCGATGTTAGGCGTACCTGTTCCGGCTATTCCGGTCATTCCAAACAGTGATAAAGCCTTGCGTATTGAGTCCTTGCAACCTCATATGGCCAATGGGCTGATTCGATTACATCCAACACAACATACTCTGATTGACCAATTACGTCACTATCCCAAAGCCGATCATGATGATGGCCCTGATGCGTTGCACATGCTTTGGTCTTTGGCGGTCTCTCGTTCGGGTAACACTGAAATTCACTCACGCCCCCGCAGACCCGAGGGTCGGCGCTTTGGTTCAGGGGCTTGGTAGGAATAGATTATGTCGAAAATTGTTGATATCCACGGTAACCCAATACAACGTGAAGTTTTAAAATCCCCGCAAACTGTGAAGATTGGGCGTATGAGTCGCCTTTATCCCGATCATCCTTCGCGTGGTCTGACTATCCGCAAACTTCCACGCATCTTACAGGCGGCAGAACGCGGTGATTTAAGCGCGCAGTCCTGCCTATTCAGTGACATGGTCGAGCGTGACGGTCATATCTTTGCCGAAATGGAAAAGCGCAAGAATGCCTTATTGACGCTGGATTGGTCGATTGAACCACCGAAGAACGCGAGCAAAGCTGAACTGGAGATGACGGCGAACGTGCAAGCCTGGTTTGATGCTATGCCCGAAATTGAAGATATCATCCTCAATGGGATGGAGGCTGTCGGTCATGGATTCAGTTGCCAAGAGTTAGAGTGGGAGCGATTAGATAGTACATGGTTGCCAAAAGCCCTACATTTACGCCCGCACTATTGGTTTCGCACTCTGCCTGAACAGGGGGATGCCATTCGTCTGAACACGGATGAAATGCACGGCTCTGAATTATGGTCATTCGGGTGGCTGGTGCATCGCCATAATGCACGCAGCGGGTTTATTGCAACCAGTGGGCTTTTCCGTGTGCTTGTGTGGCCGTATCTCTTTAAAAACTTTTCCTTGCGTGATTTTGCGGAGTTTTTAGAGATTTATGGCTTACCAGCACGGATTGCCAAATACCCTGCGGGCACCTCGGATGAAGACAGGGACAAGCTCTTGGAGGCTTTGGTGAATTTGGGGCACGATGCGGTCGCCACAGTACAGCAAGGCACTGAGATCACCTTTGAAAGTGCCGCCGGCGGGGGCTCTGAGCCCTTCATGGAAATGATCGCTTGGGCTGAGCGCACGCAATCCAAAGTGATTTTGGGTGGCACATTGACGTCACAGGCGGATGGGAAAAGCGCCACTCATGCCCTCGGTAATGTGCATAACGAAGTGCGTCACGATTTAAAAACCGCCGATGCGCGTCAACTCGAGGGGATGTTTCGCCAGCTTATTCAAATGCTCTTAGCGCTCAATGGTTATCAAGAGGTGAACCCGCGCCGCCTGCCGCGCTTTGTGTTTGATACCCGTGAAGCGGTCGATTTACCACAATTTGCGGATGCGATTGATAAGCTGGTCAATGGTGCCGGGATAGATACGATCCCCTTATCATGGGTACATAAGAAAGCCGCTATTCCACAGGCGCAAAAGGATGAGCCCGTATTACGCCCACGTCAAACGGTGCCGCTATTGCCAACCCCATTAAGTTACGGACATGCTCGTCAGGGTTTAGGGGTACTCAGTCAAGTGGTTGAAGCCGACGGAATCGACCCGGCACAAATCACGCTCGATAACGCGCGTCCCCAATCGGACAGTATCAGTGATGCCATGAGCCAACTCTTAATGCCGATGGTGGCTGCGCTCAAGCAAGGGCAAAGCGTGGATGAGGCCATGGATCTTGTCGCGCAAAGTTACCCGCTTTTGGATGACAGTACGTTACAAACGTTATTGAGTCAGGCGATTTTTGTGGCGGATGTCTGGGGACGACTCCATGCCGACCGTTAAACACGCCGTCGATTTGCGCTATGCCATGAGCCTACCGCCCGCGGAGGCGATTAGCTATTTTGAAAGTAAAGGCTATGTGCTGGGTTATCATCACGATGATATTGAAGCTCAAGCCCATGCTAAAGCGTTTACCGTGGCGGGTGTGCTCAAATTGGATATCTTACACGATATTCGTCAAGCCTTAGCAGACGTGCTTGAAAACGGTGAGACCTATACGGCTTTTGAGCGCCGTTTAATCCCAACACTGGAGCAAAAAGGTTGGCTCGGTAAAGGCTTCGTGGCCGATATGGACACGGGAGAGCTGCACGGTAAGCGCCTAATGCCACGTCGATTAGACACTATCTTTCAAACCAATCTGCAATCGTCGTACATGGCAGGACGTTATCAGCAGCAAATGACCATGGTGGATGAGCGCCCCTATTGGGAGCGCGTAGGCGTTATGGATAACCGTATTCGTCCTTCTCATGCAGCACTCAATGGGTTTATTGCGCGTTATGACGATCCGATTTGGCAAATTCTTTACCCGCCTGATGGTTATCGTTGTCGTTGCCGTGTGCGTACGCGCAGTGCTGAGGATATTGAGCGCTTAGGTTTGCTGGTGCAATCGTCCGAGGGGCGTTTGGTTGAGGTTGAGCAAACGTATGGCGTACCCGGTAAAACGAGGACGGTGATCGGGTTTAAAAACCCGAAAGATGGTCAAGTGTACACGCCTGACCCGGGTTTTGGATTTAACCCTGGGCTTGTGAGTTATCAGCCTGAATTAGGGAAATATCACCCGACAGCCGCGAGCCAATACATCACTGGATCACTCACCGGTGCAGATTTCCGATTAGGCTATCAAGAGGCGGTACAATCCCCAACGCCTAACCCCGCACAACGTTATCCCGTCGCAGCGCGCCCAAGTGCAACAGGAAAGACGGCGGATGCCGTCTATGTGGATGCGCCAACGATGAAAGATTTGGCTCAGCACGATATTGAACTTTCCGATTACCTGTTTGTGCAACAGATTATTGAGTCACCCCAAAAAACACGCCTAAGCGATGACGGCATCCAATATTATGCCACACAACATGGGCGGTATTGGTGGGTGGTTGCCGTGAAAGACCATATGCTGCAAAGCATTACCATGCAAAACGACTTTTGAGGTCAATATGATCTCCGTCAAAATTGATACGCGAGAATACGAAGCCGCACTTCAAAAGTTGGTCGAGGGTATCGAAAGTCGCGCCCCGTTAATGCGTAAATTGGCGGGGATGATGGCGGATGCGGTAGAGGAAAACTTCGCTCAAGAAGGTCGCCCCGCGTGGTTAGGTTGGAGTCCCGCCTATGCTCGCCGCCGTGCCGGCGGTCGCATTCTACAAGACAGCGGGCGATTAGCCAGTAGTATTGGACTGTACAGTGACAATGACAGTGCGGTTGTCGGCACGAATGTGAAGTATGCCCGAATTCACCAAGAAGGTGGGGAGATCCATATTCCCGCTCGCAGCCAACAAGCCTACTATCGGCAGCGTAAAGATGGCACCGTTGGCAATCGTTTTGTGAAAAAGTCCCGCAGTAACTTTAGTCAGTATCATACATTGCCTGCGTATCATATCACCATTCCCGCCCGTCCTTTCTTGCAATTGGATGAAGGGGATCTCTACCGAATGACCTTGAGGGTGGAAGACTATCTCACCCAATTGATTGAATGATGCCAAATATCGCCTGTAAGGCATTATGCGCGATTTTTTGCAATGAGAATGGGTTTGCTTGGTTTGGGGGCTTTAAAACGTTTTTAAACGGGGTTTAAATGCGTTATCGTAGCACGCAGAAACCCCTTCCTCCTCGCACTCACCTTTTTGACATTTAGCTTGAGTGCTGAACGGTCTCACACACCCCCTATAGTTGGTCGTGGTTATGCTGCCAACATGAAAAAATACCTAGCTATTTGTACGGCTGAAATCCTCAGCCCAACCTTGAACGAAATCCAGCTTTTTCCCGCGGGTGAATTCCGCGCTGTCGATGGTCGCCCGTTTGAATGTGACCACTGGCTCATGACGCGTGAAATCGCAGAAAGGCTAATTGCACAAGTCGCGGCGCGTCAGACACCGTATGTGATTGATTACGAGCATCAGACATTGCGTACCGCGACCAATGGACAGCCCGCCCCAGCCGCGGGGTGGTTTAAGGCGTTGGAGTGGCGTGAAGGCGATGGGTTGTATGCCATCAATGTGGAATGGACGGACGCGGCAGCGGCTGCCATTACCGCCAAAGCGTACCGTTTTATTTCCCCGGTTTTTAACTATGACAAAAACGGTCATGTGACGGTGTTGTTTCATGCCGCGCTGACTAACACACCCGCAGTAGATGGTATGGATGAAGTGATGCTCGCCGCCGCTTCTCAGTTTGCTGCGCTTTCTCAACCCACCGAAGAGGATCCCCCTGTGGATGAAGAACTCATTAAAGAGCTACTCAGTAATCTGCGTTGGATGCTGAATTTGCCGGCTACGGCAACCACCGAAGACATCAAAATAGAGCTGCAAAAAGCCATTGACCTGATTTCCAAGGGGCAAGGCACAACCGTGGCAGCCAATCAAAGCTTGGTCGATTTACTCAAAGGTAACGAGACGTTGATTGCTGATCTGTCCAGCAAAGCGTATGACCCGGCCAAACATGTGCCCATCGCCGGCTACCTTGAGCTTCAAGACAAGCTCAATCAAGCCGTGAATGCGGGACAACAGCAGGAAGTGAACGGGCTCATTCAAGCCGCCCTTAGCGATGGGCGCTTAAATCACGTCATGCAGGATTGGGCAGAGGATTTAGGGCGTAAAGATCCGGATGCCCTCAAAACCTTTCTCGCGAAATCGACGCCTATTGCAGCGCTCTCTACGTTGCAAACGGGCGGTAAAGCCCCTGCGGGGATTGAACACCGTGCAGCGGGGATTACCGAGTTGACGGAAGATCAGTTAGCTCTTTGCCATCAATTTGGGCTCGATCCTGAAACCTTTAAAAAACAGTTGGGAGAATAAACCATGACCCAAGACCGAAATACCCCTCACCGTGACGGTGAACGCTTTGCGGTACGTTGCGCTGAGGCTACGCGTATCTACGGCGGGCATATTGTGTGCGCTAATGCTGACGGGTTTGCTGTCCCAGGCGCACCCGGTTTAACCGTGTTAGGCGTCTCGGATGATTTTGCGGATAACCGCGATGGCGAACAAGGCGATATCAGCGTGATGGTGCGCCGCCAAAAAGTGTTTTTCTTAGACAACGATACGGCTAAGCCTGTCACGCAAGCCCATGTAGGCAAATTGTGCGACGTGAAAGACTCCGTGACGGTGTGTGCTGCCGATGATTCCAGTGCTACACCCGCGGGGCGTGTGTTGGAAGTCACCGATGCCGGTGTCTGGGTCATGATGGGTTAATTAGGAAAATACCATGATTGTAAATAAAGCAAACCTGAATGCGTTATTTGTCGGTATTAATATGACATTTAATAACGCGTTAAAAGAAGCCCCAAACACCTGGCAAAAGATTGCCATGAAGGTGCCGTCAACCGGAAAATCCGAGCAGTACAACTGGTTATCCAATTTCCCTGCGATGAAGCGCTGGGTCGGTGAAAAAGCCGTCAAGTCGCTATCTGCTCATAAATACACCATCGAAAACGATGATTGGGAGGCCACGATTGAGGTTGACCGTAACGACATCGAAGATGACAACACGGGACAATACGCTATTCAGGCGAAAGGTGCGGGGCGTTCTGCGGGCATGTTGCCTGATGAAATTGTCTTTGAGGTGTTGAACCTTGGCTTTGAGCGCCCTTGCTATGACGGTCAATACTTCTTTGATACTGACCATCCTGTGGGTCAAAACTCGGTCTCCAATAAAGGCAGCAAAAAGCTGTCCATTGCAACACTGGATGCAGCCATGGCGTCTTATGGTGCTGCACGTACTGCCCTGCGCAACATGAAAGATGACGAAGGTCGCCCGCTGGATGTGAACCCGAATATTTTACTGGTTCCACCGGCACTGGAAGATGTCGCCAATGCCCTCATGACGGCTGACCGTTTAGAAGATGGCAAAGTGAACATCTACAAAGGTACGGCGGAAGTGGTCGTCTCAGCACGTATCACCTCAGATACTGCGTGGTTCTTGCTGGATACCACTCAAGCTGTACTGCCAATTATTTATCAAGAGCGCAAAGCACCTGTGCTGGTTGAGCAAACCGACATGAACAGTGATGGTGTCTTTATGCGTAAGAAATTCAAGTTCGGTGCCGAAGCGCGTGCCGCAGGTGGCTATGGTTTCTGGCAGTTAGCCTATGGTTCGACAGGGAGTGACGCATAATGCCAATTATCATTACCGCTAAGGTTAATGGGTTTCGTCGCTGTGGAATTGCGCACAGCGATACCGCGACTGAGTACTCAGATGACCACTTCACAAAAGAGCAGCTTGCTACGCTGCAAGCGGAGCCGATGCTTGTGGTTTCAGTTGGGAATCACGACATGGCGCAAAAATCAAGTGATGCTGGCGCAGACAAGCAGATTGCAGCATTGAAAGCGGAAGTGACGCGTTTACAAGCGGAGGTTGAACACCTCACGAAATCGAACACGGAACTGTACGACAATGTCATGCAGCTCACCCAAGACAATGCTGACCTACTTGAGGAACTCGCGAAGCTGAAAGCCTCGGAACCGAGTAAAGACGCGTCCGCTGAACAAAATGCAGTGGAAAAATCCAGCAAAACCAAAGGCAAGTAACGGAGCACGTCATGTACGCCACACAAGATGACATGGTGAAAGCCTTTGGAGAACGAGAATGCATCAGCCTCACCGATGAAAACCTCACGGGACACATTGATATTGAGATCATGGCGTATGCCTTGCAACGTGCCAGTGCCGAAATCGACGGTTATCTTGTGGGGCGTTACTCGCTCCCGTTCGCGGACGGCGCACGGATATTAACGGGACGATGCTGTGACATCGCCCGTTATCACCTGGCCACCACGTATAAAATGACTAAGCAGGAAATTCAAGCGCGTTATGACGATGCGATCCGTTTTTTAGAGAGAGTGGCAGAAGGCAAAATTAGCTTAGGTCGCTCGGACAAGGGACACGTGATCTCGTCATCCTCGCAAATGAAATTTGGGAGTAGCAAACGTCAGTTCGGTCGTGATTCAACCGGTGGAGGTGCATTTTGATTACACAAATTGAAAACGGCATTATCCAACGTCTGACCCACGGTATGGGACAGATGTTACGTGAAGTTGCCAGCTACCGCGGCGAACTCGATGTTGATATCGGTCATATTGTCCGGGCGTTTCCCGCCGCCTGGGTGACATTCGGGGGGATCACGAACAGCAAATACACCAGTACAAGCCGCCAACAAGTGATTGTCACGGGGAAGTTTGTGGTGATGGTCGGTGATTATAACGCTCGCAGTGATGCCGCCGGTCGTATGGGGGGCATTAACCTCAATGAAGTGGGCACCTATCAGCAGATACACGGGGTTCGTCGTTTGTTAACAGGCCAGGATTTAGGGCTCCCCATTGACCCCTTCATGCCGGGTATTGTCAGAACGCTGTATAACACGCAGGTCAATGCGCAAGCGTTATCTATTTTTGCGTGTGAGTTTGAGACACGTTGGCATGAAGCGGTACTGAAAAATGGTGACTGGCCAGAATTAACCCCGAACCCTGAAAATGCAGATCACCTTTTTAATCGTTATCACGGGCAAGTTCAACCGCAGGATGCCGATTTATTGCATGTTGGATTGCACTATGACCCTCCCGGGGTTGGTCGTGTTGATGCGCCAGCAGATTTTGTGTCCACAAGGAAACCCTCACCATGAAGATGCTTTTTGTGAAAGCCGCTCCCGGCTTGCATGTGTCATATGAACACCAATACCGCCGCTACATCACGGAGACAAACGTGGTCTCTGTGCCTGACAGCGCCTATTATCGCCGCCTGTTGACGCAGGGGGATTTGGTCTTGGTGAACAAAAAAGCCAAACACAAAGGACAATAATCATGACAGTCACCTTTGATACCATCCCAAGCAGCATTCGCAAACCTGGGAAATATTTTGAATTTAATACCCGCATGGCAACGCGTACTCTGCCAGGCAACCCACAAACACTCTTAATCATTGGGTTGATGTTATCGTCTGCCCAAGCGTCCCCCTTAACCCCAATCGATATCTATGATGATGCGGCTGCCGCGGTTGCCTTTGGTGCGGGTTCGTTAGCGCACATCATGGCGAAAGCCGCGATTGAAGCCAATCCGTATTTACAATTGCAGGTCATGGGGATTGAAGAAGCGGCCGCGGGTAAAAAAGCCAGTGCCACCTTGACGATCACCGCCCCCGCCATGCGCGGTGGCACGCTCTCACTGTTCGTGTGTGGTGAGCGTCTTGATATCCCTGTTGAAACCGCAGATACCGTATCCATCCTGAATCAAGCGGTTGTCGAACTGGTTAATGTGAATACCCATTTGCCGGTGGTGGCTGCGCTGACCGGTGAAGACAACGGTACGGTGACAATTACGGCGCGACAATCTGGCGCGTGGGGAAACACAATCGTACTGGATGTGACCACCACGGCACAAGGTGTGACAGCAACCGTGACGGCCATGCAAGGCGGTGAAAATAATGCGGATATTCAGCCCGCTTTGGATGCCGTTTTTGCTGCGGGTCATAACATCATTGCGCAGCCGTTTAGCGATAAGGATTCGCTCTTAAAACTGCGTACCCACCTTGAAAAAGTCAGTGGGGCATTAGAGCAACGTGGCGCAATTGGTGTGGCAGGATGGACTGACACATTGAGCACTGGCACCACCTTAGCTAGTGATATTAATGATGGTCGGACATCAATCGCCTGGTATCCCGGCTCGGTGAAATTACCGTGTCAAATCAGTGCGGCGTATGGTGCTGTGATTGCTTCGGAAGAAGACCCTGCGCGCCCACTCAACACCCTTGAACTGAAAGGGTTAGATATTGCCCCCGTCACTAAGCGTGCGGGACGTAATGAGCAAGAGAACGCCTTACACAACGGTTTAACCCCACTTGAGGTGGGTGCCGGCAACCGTGTACAAATTGTACGTGCAGTCACCACATATACTCGCAATGCGGAAGGTGTGGAAGACACCGCACTGTTGGACTTAACCACGATCCGTACCTTGGATTATACCCGTAAAGCCTGCCGAGAGCGTATTTCTCAGCGTTTCCCGCGTGAAAAACTCAATGAGCGAACCCGAGAAAAAGTGCGCTCAGAATTGCTGGATGTGCTGATTAAACTTGAAGAGGAGGAAATCCTCGAAAACGTGGAAGACAACAAGAGGCTATTGTTGGTTGAACGTGACGGTAAAGACCCTAACCGCCTCAACGCGGCTATCCCAGCCGATGTTGTCAATGGCTTACATGTGTTTGCAGGTCGCATTGATCTGTTCGTCTAAGGAGAACGATGATGTTAGAAGAATATGCCGGTGCGATTGTGTTAGAAATTGACGGGCGCGAAGTGGAAGTGACGAGCATGGATGTTCAGCAATCTACGGGGCGTAAACTGGTCAAAACCATGAATAAAACGGGACGCGCGAAAGGATACATGCAAGGGATGGAAACGATTGAGTTATCCATTTCAGTGGTGATCCCGTTAAACGGAGATCTCGATTGGGCGGCCATCGTGGGGGCGAAATTGACCCAATACCCGATTAGTGGAACGGGCGGTAAGCGCATTTCATATCTTGACTGCTTTGTGACGGAGGTCGGCGAAAAATACTCCGTCGATAATGAAGCCCAGCGAGACCTCAAATTGAATGCGTTACGTAAGGTGGTGGAATAATGGCAGAGCAAAAACCCCTGATGTTAGTTGATGGTATCGACCATGGTGGTAAACGCCACCTTGAATTTTCGGTCAAAATCCCCGTGATGCGTGATGTGTATGACGCCCTCGATGAGACAGAGGAAGTGTGCGGCTCTGCCGATAGTAAAGGCGCTGACCTTTACTATCGCATGGCATTAACCAAACGCGCCCTGACGCAGTTGGGGGATATTCCACAAGACGATATCACGACCGATTTCCTGCTGGATAACCTCACCAGTCTAGATTATGACGTGATTGATGAGGCCATTAAACACGCAAAAAAAAAGCGGCGCGACGCGAACAAAGACGTGACAGCTTCCGCACCGTCGTCTTAGCCCTCGGTCAATACGGATTTACCGAAGCGCAGTGCCTATCAATGAGCCGTCCCGCTTTGGACGGCTATCTCAATGCGTTAAAGCGCCTGCATGGCAGTCAGTCGACCGCTTCGACACACCTCACACGCGTGAAATCCCAACGCCAACGCAAGCCGAAATCTAAACGAGGTTAATCATGGCGAAAGAATTTAAACTCTCGATGATCATTTCCGCGCGTGATGATGCGTCAAAGCTAATCACCAAAGCGATGCGGGAGAGCACCAAAGTAAGCCAAGATGCGGAAAAAGCCCAAGAGAAACTGGGAAAGCGTCAACACACAACCTCAGAGGAAGCAATACGTCAAAATCGTGCTCTGGGTGAAGAAATCAAACGCCAAAACCGTGCCAGAGAAACCCTTGGTATTCGTGCAGAGCGTGCCATTCAGCGTGAAATTCAACAAACTATCGCCGCCTATAATCGATTAGCACGCAGTGGCACCTTGTCCGTTGATGAACAATCCCGCGCTTATGCGCGTATGCGCCAGCGTGTCAGCCAACTGAAAACCGAGATGCAAGGCATGAGTAAGTTAGCCCGCTTATCGGATATTGGCGGAAGTTTAGCGCAGATTGGCGGTGCGATGGTTGCCGGAGGCATGGCTTATGCAGAGCCCGTGAAAAAACAAATGAGTTACAGTCGACGTTTAGCGCAGATGAGTAGCACCGCGTTTAAAGAGCGAGACCTCAATGGGCGTATTGACGGAAAAAAAGAGCTCGACAGTCTGATCCAAAACGCCATTGCTCAGGGCGGTGGAACGAAAGATGAAGCGGCCAATTTGCTAGGGGCGATGTTAGCCAATGATGTGTTTAATTTTGACGACATTAAAACCCTGATGCCGTTGTTACAACAATACATGACCGCAACCGGCGTTGGCGGAGAGGAACTCGCTAAGGTGACAGAATCCCTTAAGGAATATGGCATCACGTCCGCAGATGACATGATGAAAGTCATCGATGCGGCGATTCGTTCTGGTCAAGCGGGCTCGTTTGAGTTTTCAGATATGGCACGCTGGCTGCCGGCCATTTTGTCGAAAGCAAAATCTGTGGGGTACAGTGGTTCAGAGGATATCGTCAAACTCCTTGCTTATAGCCAAGGGATGATGAAAAACGCCCCCACGGCGGATGTGGCCGGGAATAATTTTGTTAACTTATTAAATCAAGTCTCAAGCCAAGAGTTAGCGAACAAAGCAAAATCCATCAAAGTGGATGGCTACGGCATTGATATGGCTGGTACGTTAACACAAGCGCAAGCAAAAGGGATTGACGCCATTGCGGCATTGGTTGGACTGACCGATGTGATTGCGCGACAAAACCCAGAATTCAGAAAATTAGAAGAAAAGCTCACCCAAACAGATAAAAGCTCACCGGAATACCAAAAATTATTGGAGTCACAACGTCGTATTCTAGAATCCTCCTCGATTGGTCAATTAATTGCAGACCAGCAAGCACTCATGGGGCTTTTAGCGGCTCGAGAATATCGCGGGTATATTAACGAGGTGGAAACCGAAAGCCGAAAACAGCTCTATTTACCTAAAGGCAAAGGTGAAGGTTATGTGTCTTATGCGGTCATCGCCCATGAGAATGATTTCAAGTTACAGCAAGCGAAAGAGCAAAGTGATTTTGCTCAAATGAAGTCGGTGGAGCCTGTATCCGATGCACTCGGCGTCTTAGCCGATAAGTTTATTGATTTCAGCAATGAGTTTCCGATGCTCACCAATACGGTGATGGGGGCGAAAACGGCCATTGAAGCCATGGCTCAAGCGGCTGTTGCCTTTGCTGCATTGAAGTTTCTATTTGGTGGTGGGTCTGGATTAGGCAGCATTCTAGGTGGTAAAGGCGCACCTAAGCCGGGCATGTTCAACCCTATCGGAGGTGCAGGAACCGGTGGGATTCCTGTTCACGTCACGAATTGGCAGGAGAGTGGATTTAATGAGCAGGATAAAGGCTTATTAGCTAAGTTCGGGGCGTATGCATCGACAATTATTGACATTGAAAATAGTGATATTGCTAAAGAAAATCTAAAAAAATTAAGTGATGACCGATTACAAAAGTTTAAAGATGAAGGATTGGAAGGTTCAAAATATCCTTATTTGCCTATAGGTCTTGATATTTGGTTGCAAAAACGCGACCAGCGATTAGGAGATAAACCGGTCAGTGTTAGCCCCTATTTAACGGGTGAGTCTACATCGCCTTTTCTTAACAATGAGCGAGCCATCGAAAAAGATGTGATCACCTATGATGTCCTTGAAAAATCCGGTGTGCTTCAACCTTTATTGGATTTAATACAAGCCCTTAAAAATTCGGCACCGCAACCCGTTATTGAAGTTCGCAGTGTGGTTGAACTCGACGGCCAGCAAGTGGCTGAGTCGGTCAACCGTATCAATGGCCAAGATGCAAGTCGCACGACGGGGGGCATGTTCCCATGAGTTGGCAAACTGATTTACAAAACGCCTCGTTTCGTGGAGCGCGTTTTGATGTGTATAACACCAAAGAAAGCATCTCACGTGACGTTGCCACACATGAATATCCGTTTGTGGATGGTGGCGATGTGATGGATTTAGGGCGTAAACCCCGACATTTTCGTATCAGTGCCGTACTCTGGGGGGATAACTACAAGCGGGATATGGATAACCTGATTGCGGTGCTCGATGAGCCCGGCAAAGGTGAACTCATTCATCCTGTTTTTGGCTCTATCCCTCACGTACAGTGTATTGAGTACAGTATCGGTCATGAAGCCGATAACATCGATAGCTGCACGTTAGAGTTGGTATTTCTCGAAGGTACGACAGGCACCCAACTGGCAGAAGCGCACCCCGAGCAGCTTGGTGATGATATCTTTGACAAGATAAACCAGCTCTCAGAGCGCATGAGTGATTTATTTGAGCAAGTCATGGCACCAGTGAACAAGGGGTTGCGCTACCTTGCTAAAGGAAGAGCGGCACTTTCAGGCATGATGAACACGTTAATTATCATGCGGGGTGATACAAATCGAGCTATCAGTGATGGCATTAACTACCTTATGTATCCAAGAGCGTTTATCAATGACTTACAAGCTGTTTTAGATGTTCGTACCAGTGCGGTGGGTGATTTATTGAACTTAAAATTCCCAGGTGTGATGAGCACGCATCAGAGCAGTGCCTATAAAAGCGACACCTCGCCTGTCATGACCTCGACGACACCACAAAGCGGCTATTTATCGAGCGCTTCGACATCCGTCAATATCGAAAACGGTGTCAATGCCACAACCTTACTCTCCGCGTGGGGTGATAGTGTTGCGGTGGTGAAGCAATTAGTCAATCTCCCCGCCTTATTAGTCCAAGATGAACTTGCCGCTTCGGTACCCATGCCGGGTAATGCGCAATTGTCTGATGTACAAGATTTAATCGCGTTGTATCAGGTGCTTGCTGTCTCTGAAATTGCCGCAATCACTGTACAAGTACTATCTGACCCCGTCCAACCTGAACAACTGTCATTAGATGACATTGAGTTGATGGTCAATACGGTGAGAGAGCTCACTTTACAGGCGATAAATACGCTAAGGCAGGATTATGAGCCGCGGACACAATCCATTAGCTCAGATGAAGAACCCGTAGGCTTATTGTGGCAAGGGGTGGTCACGTTGTTAAAATCCGTCGCATTCGGTGTGCAAATATTAGGCTTACAGATTATTGAGAAGCGTCCACCGTTAACCCGTAGGCGCGTGACCACGGAGACCAATTTTCATTTATTAGCCCATGAATGGTATGGCGACTACCGCCGAGCCAGTGAATTGCAACGCTTAAATCTGCGTACACGCAACCCGAATCACTTGCAAGCAGGAGAGTTCATCAATGCCTACGCAAGATAACGCACCTTCTCAAGATAAAATCACGTTGTTAATGGGGGGGCAGGCTCACAGTGATTGGCAAACCTACCGTATTGACAGTGATTTTCTAAAAGCAGCCGATGCCTGGCAACTTTCATTAGGCTTACCCGATGGCCTCTTTCCGGTTGATGCCGTTCGTGGGGCTGCGATAAAAGTCAAAATGAATGATGATGTGATTTTATCGGGGCGAGTGGATACGGTTGTGCGTGATGTCTCCCGTCGAGGTGTCACGTTGAGCCTTTCTGGTCGTGATGATTCTGCGATTTTGGTTGATTGTGCCGCCCCAATATTCAGCGCCCGTCAACTCAGTTTGGATGAAGTGATTGCCAGCATTGTGCGCCCGCTAGGGGTAAAAAAAATTCGTATACAAGCAGATGGCATAACGCGTAATGACCGCGTACATATTGAGCCTGGTGAACGTGCGTGGGATTCATTGATGAAAGCGGCTGCGGGACGTGGTTTGCATCCGTGGTTTGATCCCGATGGGACATTGGTAATAGGTGGCCCTGATTATAATCAGCCACCCGTGGCGAATCTTATTATGCGACGCGATGGGCAAGGCAATAATTTAATTTCACTTTCCGATAGCCGCAGTATTCAAGGATGTTTTTCTGAGTTGATGATCCTCGGGCAAAGTCATGCCACATCGACCAGCAATAAAAAACTACCCACTAAACCTGTTGATGTGGCTGTCCCTAATAGCTCATCACCAAAAGCATATGCAGTGGCATTTAATACCATAGAAGATGATGACGAACCTGCGGCGATATCCAGCGCATCAGGTCAACACAATATGAAAATTAAAGTGTCTGACCCAACTGTGCCGTACTATCGTCCGCAAATTCTGACTTCGGGTGATGTTGATAATCAAGAACAGCTTCAATATCGTGCCAAAAAAGCCATGGCAGATGCTCGCCTATCGGGGTTAGATATTGTTGCTGAGGTCTATGGCCACCGAACGCCAGACGGTAAACCATGGACACCTGGACAACGTGTGCGCATCCAAAGTGAATTACATGGCATTGATGATATTTTCTTTTTAATGGGACGCACGTTCATTGGGGGGCGTCCCGGTGGTGCGACCACTCAGTTACGCTTCAAAGAAGATGCTGTTTGGATACCGGATGCCTTTCCAAAACAGAAAAAGGGGAAAAAAAGCAGTCAAAAGAAAGGAAAAGACCAGATTAAGCCGGTTGATCTTCCTGCACAGAAGACTCAATAAGGAGAGGTAATGATGTGGAGCCAAATTAATCAGCGCATTAATCAAGCTTTAAACAGCATTCGAATGGCATTTAGGGCGCAGTTAAATGCCGCCAATAGTGAAGGAAAAGTTCAAACGATGCAAGGTGAAGGTTTATCGGGGGAGTCACTGCAGGGACAAGAGATTTTTCAGCATTATGGCTTTACCTCGCACCCCTTACCCGGCACGGAAGCCATCGTTTTGCCGCTGGGCGGGCGTTCCTCTCATGGTATCGTGATTGCCACTGAGCACGGTGCTTATCGCCTGACGGGATTGAAAACTGGCGAAGTCGCTTTGTATACCGATGAAGACGCTAAAATTGTCTTAAAGCGGGGGCGTATCATTGATGTTGAATGCGATGTTTACCGGGTTAACTGCAAACACTATGAGGTGAATGCCGAGGATAAAGCGGATTTTAATACGCCTATGCTCACTACCCGTGAGCAGCTCACCGCCATGCAACAAATCACAGGCAATGGTGGGATGGCAATTAAAGGTGGTCAAGGGGCAAATTTTGAGGGTAATATCACGCAGACCTCGGGTAACTATACAACCGACGGTGATATTCAATCCGGTGATATTTCACTGCGACGCCATAAGCACCCTAATGGTCATAATGGTGCGGATACGGGCTCTTCAAAAGCTTAACCCCTCTCGCATAAAGCGCTGAATCTTTCCAAACACTCATACTTTATCCATGCTGCGATACTGCGCAGCATGGACAGAGCACTCGATACATCAACCGGTGACTACACCGGAACTCAAACCAACAACCTCTCAAATGCCGTGTATTTACGTCTAATGACGCCGCTCGGCAGTTATTGGGCTGACCCGTTGCTCGGCTCTCGATTGCATGAATTAACTCGCGAAAAAGATGTTTCACGCGTCTATTTATTGGCGCGTCAATATGCAGAGCAAGCCCTGCAGCCGTTATTGGATGATGGTCGCGCTTTATCAATTAGCGTTACGGTGCATCGCGATGGCTTAAAACGGGCGGTATTGTGGATTGAGATCATCGATGCAGGCAACCAACCCCAAACGTTCAAGCACCATGTGAGGATTGCCTGATGTTTATTACGCCAACCTTCGACCAAATCCGCGACACACTCTTAAATGATTTGAAAAATCAGCTACCGGATGCGGATATTGGCACGGATAGTGATTACTTTGTGCGTGCGTCCTCCGTTGCCAGTGTTGCATTAGGGATTTATCAGCATCAAAGCTGGATTGTGCGCCAAATTTTCCCCGATACCGCAGACAGTGACTATTTAGAGCTACATGCTCGTACACGTAGCTTAATTCGTAAACCTGCAACCACCGCGAAAGGTATTGCGGTTATTACCGGCACAAAAGATGCCGTATTGCCAGCGGGAAGCCAATTACGGGGGGAAAATACGACCTGCTTTACCACGTCTGAGGTGACATTACTTGCTGATGGTAAAGTCTCTGTGCCTATTCAAGCTAACCAACCCGGAACAAGCAGTAACTTATCCAAACCGACCACGGCAGAATTGGTCAATGCACCTATGGGGATCAACTCGTTAGTTGCCATCAATCAGCTTTCCGGTGGGACAGATATTGAGACGGATGCTAGCTTACTTGCTCGATTGCTTGATATCATTCGTCGCCCTCCTGCAGGGGGCAATAAATATGATTACCGCCGCTGGGCGTTAGAAGTTCCAGGCGTCACGAATGCCTTTGTTTACCCATTGCGCCGTGGATTAGGGACTGTGGATGTGGCGATCACTTCCGCAGATGGACTGCCTTCTCGTGATATTATTGAAGCCGTACAAGCTCACATTGATGATGTTCGCCCTGTTACCGCAAAGCATTCTTATGTGCTCGCTCCAACAGAGCGCCGAGTGGATTTTGAGGTTGAAGTTACCCTTCAAGGTATTAGTCTAGGCGTCGCGAAAAGCCAAATTGAGACGGAGATTCAGGCTGTTATGGGGCGTATTGCGCCTGGTCAACGTTTAATTCGCAGTGAAATAGAAACAGCCATTTCGTTAATCCCCGGCATTATTGACCGCCGTGTCATCATGCCTGAAAGTAATGTGATTGCACTCGTCAATGATAAAAATCTTGAGTGGTTGCGACCAGGCAATATTGTGGTGAGGTTGTCAACATGAAATCACTCCTCAAACAACTTTTACCGCCCGTAAGCTACGCGTTAGACGCGCCACATTTAGATGCAGAACTGCAAGCCGAAGCAAACCGTTTTACGCTCATTCAAGATAGCGCTAACCTCGTCAGAAATGGCATTACGCCTTTTTTCTCTAATAACTTGCTGCCCGATTGGGAACGGGTCTTGGATGTAACGCCTGAAGCCACGTTAAGCTATCAACAACGTCTTGAACGGGTTTTAATTAAATTGGCTGAAACTGGCGGTTTATCTATCTCGTATTTTATTCAACTCGCAAAACAACTGGGCTATGACATCACGATTGATGAGCCTCAACCTTTTCAAGCAGGCGTAAACCGCGCCGGTGATCGATTAGCTCACCCTGATATTTTATGGGTTTGGCGTGTCAATATTTTTGGCGCGAAATCGCAACATTATCGATTCAGGGCGGGTCATTCGACTGCCGGTGAACGTCTTTCTTTTTGGGCTGATTCCGTCATTGAATCTGTATTTAATGACCTAAAGCCGGCTCATACATTCTGTTATTTTACTTATCAGGAGTCTTGATATGCAGGACTTAATGCCCCCAATTAATACGCAAGACAGTATCTTTCATGATGGAGATCCCACTACCGGACAGCTAGGCACAATCGTCACTGCATTATGGCTTAACAACGTGCAGGCAGCTACGCGTGACGTACAGGCTGAAATCAAAAACGTACTTGCTAAAGCGGGTATGACGCCAGACCCGAAAAAAAATAATCAGCTTGCAGATGCGATTAGCCAGATAGTCTCCAGTGGTAATTATGCTTCGACCGCTTATGTTGATAATGGTCTTAATAAGAAAATCGACAAGGCTAACATTTCAGGTGTTAAAGGCAACGATAACGACAAAGTGCCTAGTCTGAATTTATTCACTACTGAAACGGAGAAATTGGCGACCAAAGCGGAATTAGCTAACTATGCAACGAACGCGACAGTTAATTCAAAGTTTGAAGCGGTCAATACGGCGGCAAATAACGCCAATAATAACGCTAATGGTCGCGTACCCAATACGCGTCGAGTGAACAATAAGCCATTAAGTGCAGATATC